GAATCCTCAATGGATTCATGCTGTGGCTTCTCACCGGATGCAAGTAGATTCTTTAGTCGTTCGAACTTATCACCCATACGAACCATCAACCCATTGATAGGGCCACCATATGCATTGTTGATATTGCCCGGGCCGTAGTCTCTTTGCTTACTGATAAGTAAGTTGCCAAGCTCATCGATAATATCCCACGAGTCAGCAACGAACTGATTCATCACCGGGTCTGCGGTAGTTGAACTACTATCTCGAGGGCCAAAGGCAGATCCGGGTTTGTATTTAGGCTTAGGACTTTTAGGCCGAAGCTTTCCAGTAAGTCTTTCAAACTCTGCATCGTCATTGGATCTATTGATTCCGTACTCATACTCGCTCATCTATTCCCAGTCTCCTTCGTAGCCCATCTAAACCCTCATCTAATACTATAGAGTTTACATCACTTCCGAGTGGAAGTGGTATCAATTCTGCGTGTTCAACTTCTTGTAAAACTTTCTCGGCCAACTCCATCCCCGGATTAGATCCATCTTTCTTGTCATCATTGTCTGCCAAGATAAGGACTCTTCGATAGCCACCAAATAATCTATTGAAGTGTGGTCGCCAAGCTTTAACACCCGGCACTCCAACTGAAGGCAAGAGTTGACTTGCAATGACTGCATCCAACTCTCCCTCGCAAATTGCAATGGTATCCGAAGGCTTTTGTAGATCAACTGCGTTGAACAATCTTGCTGGTTGGTGCATTGGTGCCATGTATCTAGGCCCCGGAAGTTCATCGATCCTTCTGAACTTGAAACCTGCAACGCCATTGACGACTCGATATGGGATGGATAACCATCCGATAAACTGGACATGGCTCGGATCACAGTCGACTGGTACGCTTCCCAGTAGATGCTCGCTTGCCAGTTCCTGACTGAACCCCCGACCTTTTAGGTAAGAGACCGTCTCCTCGTTTATCTTTTTGTGATATGTCGTAGCCAACTCGTTTAGCAATGTCAGCCGCTCTATCGAAAGCAACACGAAAGTCCACCCCTTCTTTCCACATGAGTAATGAATATGCATCTCCACCTATGCCACAAGTGTGGCAAAAGTAAAGCCCTGCCTTCTCGCCGTCTGTACTCATAACAGCAGACCTTCGAGTATCGTTATGAAAGCAACATCTAACAGGCTTTGAATAGCCTTCTCTTACTTCTCCACCATAGTGTTCGACCACAGCCTTGAGAAGCTCTGGGTCGGCAGCCATTAGTAAGTCTTTCTTACTGGCTTCTTCTTCTGTGTTCGTTCCAACTGCTTAAGATAAGAGTTGTATTCTTCAATACGCTTTTCCATTTTCTTCTGTTCTAACCTTGCATCGAATGTGTAATACAAGTGTTCTAAGAAGTGATACAAAGCAACACCTGCTACTACGATCAATACGCCTACTACTGTTTCCATTTTAATACCTCCGTAAATGTATCTAACTCCATGATTACAAACGACTTGCCTATGCCATGCTGTCTACGCTTGGCGATAACTATTGGTATCGCTGGCGAAGACTTCCTTTTCTTCATCCAGTTCTTTACTTCAAGACTTGCTTCCTCTATCCATGGCCCAAGCTTAAATGACTTCTCATTCTTTGCCTCGACTACGATAAAGCTTTGGATGTCCGGTGCCCATAACCACAGATCACCTTCATCGCTAGTGCCTGAGAGTCTTAGTCTTTCAACAGGATTGAATTCCTTCTCTCTGAAATACTCAACTAGATCTGTCTCCCATGTTGCACCTTTTCTTTTATTGGCCCGAGATTGCTTGGAGTCCAACGAAGTTCACCCCCGGTCTTAGATCAGCCATGCCCTGAACATCTCGATCCACTATCTGGACTCGTGATGCATCGATACCCAGCGTTACAAAGTTAGATGCATCTGCTGAGTGTTCACCGAATCTATTCTTAACTGCTGCAACCCTAAACTCCTGATACTCCGGGTTCATTGCAATAGATAAGATCATCGATGGAAGTTGTGATGCCTTACCGAGTATTGCTCGGCGAGGTGCTGGCATCTTTGGATCTCCAGTTCCTGCCTCACTCATGTGAGTTAGTGCAAGGACACAAGCACCAGTCTTACGAGCCACATGGTGCAGCTCTGACATGATGGCACGAATACCTGACCACTCTTCTCCAGTAACAGATACACAGTTCATCAAGTTATCAATCACAATCAATGCAGGTGCCATGCCATATACCTCGCCATAAGCGAGGATCTCTAGCTCGATTGCATCAATGTCCGGTGATGGATCAAAGACCCACTTAATGTGTGAGCCTCTCTCATTCAACAATGGATCGAAGTAATGTGAGTCTGCATCCAAGTATGTTTCAACCTGTTGCTGTGGTAGTCCAGTCAAACCTGCAACTGTTCTAAACATCTGAGTAATGGGGTCGGTATCCGCCGAGAAGTAAAGAGTCGGAACTCCTGTCTTCAAGGCGTATACCAACGCCATCAAACTCTTACCTGAGTTTGGTTGACCTGCGATAAGACACAACTGTGACTGACGGAATCGCATACCATGCTGTCTAAGTCCAGCCCATACATCAGGTAAGGGTTTAGCAGAGGAGCTTGTGCTGTGAACTGCTTGCAGTAAGTTCAACATTAGGCTGCCACACTCCTCTTTCTTTCCAGTTTAATTGCTTGACGAATTTTTTTTCTTTCGATTGCAGAAGATCCTCCCCAATAATGGAAGTCTTCATTATGTAATGCCCAATTAAAACAAGATACTAATAGTGGGCAAGTGGCACAAACATTACGAAGTGTTTCGTAATGGCTGAAGTCTCTTTCTTCTGTGCAGAAATGTTCATTACCGATAGATGCACAAGCTTCGGTTCCGGTGAAGGCCGGGTAAGAAGGCTTACCCGGCTCCACCAACGACATTAAGAAGCGTTTGCTCTGAAGTCGCATTGCTGGCCCTGTGGTCGTGAGCAAGCATAGAAAGCACGATAAGGCTTTCCGGATGCTTTGGATACACCAGCAGGAACCTGCTTTGCTGCTTCTCCATGCTTACATACTGGGCCGTTAGTAGGGGCAGCATTCGCTGGCTGACCCCATGCATCTTGCGGTGGTGTGATTACAGTTGCATTGAATGCTTGTGCAATCGCTTGCGTTGTCATTGGTTGAGAGCCTGTGAAGGCGTTAGCCATGGCTTGTAGTAGCGACTCGGCACCACTTGGATCTAAAGCTTCTGCTAGTTTCTGTGAGAAGCCTTGATATGTTGCATCTGCAATGACAAAGATTGTTCCATCGTTTGTCTTTGTAGAGACTTGAAAGCCTAGTTCGGCCATCTTATTTCTCCTTCGTGTGTTTGATGTTTAGTCGGACTGATTCTTTGCCGACTGGTTTTTTAGGTACGAAGCCCAAGAGTTTCTCTACTTCCTTCTCATCGATAGATGCACGGCCTGCGACAGTAGTCCAACTAATGTCGACACCGCTTTGTGTTCTACCGAAGATGCCTTCGAGTGAAGCTCGAAGACTCTCACGCTTCGCTTCCAGATCATCGATCTGGTTTCCCAACTGTAAGAACAACAAGGCATTGCTGTCCACCTCAGTATCTAGAATTTCGACTTCCGAGGGTTTAGTAAGTTCTTTTTTTAGTCCAGTACAACCCAACTCCCCAGAAGGATCGTAGAACTTGCAATAGAACTGACAGTAGCTGGCATCCTTTTCAGGTTCAGGTGCATCGGCTGCATTCTTAATACTCTCGAGCCAAGCCAATGCTTCCTCTGCAATGGTTGGATCGTAGTCTTCGGAGTGAACCTTTACATCTCGTTCATCACCATCCCGGGCAATGGCACACAAGTTTACAGTCTTAACTTCAAAACCGTTCTTCTCCAACAAGTAGCCATATGTATGAACTTGCCAACGCTGGTTCTTCGATGGGAAGTAACTTAGGTTCTTGACCTTTGTTGTCTTCCAGTCAACGACTGCACCAGTTTCAGGAATGAATAAATCTATATGGGCTTTCATTCCATTGTATTCGACCTCGGTCTCAACTAGATACTTCTTGCCTTCGGGATCTAATGCTTCGATTGATTTCTCAATCTCTGCATGGATGGCAGTTCCCATGATGGCTGCTAGTTTGAGTTCGTTGTCGTTTGTTTCGGCTTGTCCATTTAACCGAAACCAAACCTTGCGTGAACAGCCACCAAGTTCTGATGGCCCTATCTGCACCTGAGTGCTACGAGATTTACTTGCATCCTTAGCTCGTAGAACTTGGAGCAGAAGATCTTTGATCTCACTCATTATCTTCTCCTCTGTTACAACACTTGCAGTCTTTGACTACATCACTTGGTTTGTGATCGCAAGAAGGACAAACCTCACTCTTCTTTAGATCATCCTGCACCTTGTTGTAAGCAGTCCAGAATAGTGCATAGTAAGAAATATCGAAAGGTATAGTCTTCATGTGAGTAACTAATGCACCTGTGTGTGCATAGAGTTTTACACCTGTCTCTTTAAGAAGCTTAAAGAAAACTATATCTTCACCAATAAACTTATCTTCAGTCAGATCATTCTCGTGGAAGAAGCTCTTATCAGGGAACTTCTCCCTTAGTTTAGGGATGATTGACTTGTGCATCAACACACAGCCAAAGCCAGCAGAATCAATCTCAATGATTTCATTCTCAGGTAGTGGGTGTATGTATTCAATCTCGTATTTATGTCTGCCATCTTTGAAGATAGTAGGCATTGGAACCGGTAGATTATTGATGCTGTCTTTCCAAACAAAGTAAACGCCGGTAACAACAGGTCGTGAAACTTTATCTGCTGTTTCCCATAGAAGCTTGAGAACTTCCTTGGTCAGAACAATATCTGAATCAACCCATAGAAGCCAATCAGTCTTAGCTTGATCTGCCCATAGGTTGAATAACTCCATACGCTGACGAGAGATCTGATTACCCTTGACTCTCATTGCGTTATTTACAGGCACACCAACTGTGTGTGCCATAAGCATCGTGTATACAAGTCCTTCTGTGAACTTTCCATCAGTCACACCGTTGTCACACCATGAGATTGATAGGGTTTCTTTACTGCTGTGTGGCACTTGGTGACCTTTCATCCTGCATAATTTTGATTGCGAATTCTAAACCATCTACTAATCCCTGATTGTATTCGGTTGTTGGTTCGGGTTCAATAGCTTTTATCTTCTTTGTAAATTGATCTATGTAAAAATCTTTAAGCAACATTCTGTAGCCCCTTAATGTATTGCTCTGCAAGTTCGGAGATCTTCGCTTCTCCATCGAGTGGTTTCCAGATAATCATTACTCCGGGCAAAATCAAATTCTTTTCCTCGGGCAATGGCACTAGGTTAACCATTGTGTCTGCAATGAAATCATTTTCATGCATCCAATCTACGAGATCAAACTTTGCTAGTTGATACTTAGTCGACTCATAAGCATGATCCCACCATACAGATACTGCTCCCTCTTTACCATAGGAAAATCCCATTACCCATGGATGAGGGCGGAATGAACGATCAGAGAACTCAGACATCTGTGCATAGATTGTGTCTACCTCTATAAGT